TGGTAAGTGACGGATATGGAGATATCGCATATATCTGCGAGTGTTCTGAGTGTAAAGATACAGTATGGGTATATAAGGACGCAGACAGAAAATGGAATTTTTGCCCTAATTGCGGTGCAAAGATGGTTTAGTCACATGAAAGTGAGGTATATGAATGAAATGTGAGGATTGTATTGAATGGGAATATTTTGATGGATACGGTTATGGTTGCTTTTGTATGAAAACAATGACACCAATAGATGCTGATAAATGTGAGTTCTATGCAGATAAAAGACCTGATGTACCGCACTCATGGAAACCATTAAAGATTGAGTCACAGGAAAGTGAGGAATAAGGAATGACAAAAAAAGGTGCAGAACCACATGAATGTAACACTTGCAAGTTTGGAAGTAATTACAAAAATGGCTATGATGCAACAACAATGAACGATGAATGTGGTGGTTGTTGTTCTTGGAATGACAAGTGGCAATCAAATGAAGATAAAGAATTAGATTTTCTACCACACAAAAAGATTCCTGTAAATCTAACTATTACAAAAATATCAGAACATGAGATGAAAGATGGTGCAGAATGACCGGATTGTGTAAGGATTGTGAATATTTTAAGATCATTCAAGAACCAATTAAGAATCATTCAAAATGGTTTGATGCAGGGATTGCTTATTGCAAGAAGCATGATAAATATATTCCATTTCTTGTTCACGAAAAGTTTAATGACCTGGAATGTATTGAGAAGGAAGGAGAGTCGGAATGAGTTACTTTGCAGAATACAGACACGGACTAATTTCAAGAGAGGAAATGCTGAATGCCTTCAACATGGACAGATCGAATTGGGATGACCATGAAGATCATCTGACAGAAGAGGAGCTGTGCTGGCAAGAAGGCACTGGCGAAGGCGATTGTGCCGAGTGTGATCACAGATGGGAATGCTCTGGATCACCTTACTCAGAAGAGGATGAGGAAGAAGGTGCCGATTGATGGATGATGTAAACGCATCAGTAAAATACTTGATCTCAGAAATCCAAAAGGACTTCTATCACATGATGGAAGAGTATCCGCTCCCTTGGGTAGAATATGCCTACAGAAGAGCATTGGATGAATACCAAAAAAAGCATGACATCATTAATGCCTATGCTATCCGGAATGAAACTGATGACCAGCTCCTACAGTGAAAGGCGGTGATTTGATGGAATACAAACCAAGTTACGGAGTCTGCAAGTTATGTGGTCTTATCTTCATCAAGGATTCTTCAGATCAGCGGACATGTGATGAATGCAAACGCAAATCTCATTTCTCCAGACAAAAGAAGCCGGATGGAAGTCTTACAATCGAGGAGATTACAAAAAAGGCAGCACAGGAGCATCTCAGCTACGGACAATACTGCGCCAAACACAATATATAGTGGTTCACTGTATCGTACATACAATATATTGTATTTTTATGAAGAGTATGGTATGATTAAATAGAGTAAGTATAAATTTATTTATTCTGTTTTTTCATACCATTTTTATTTTAGGAGAGAGGTGAGCCGCTTGAATGAATTAACAGATAAGCAAAAATCATTTGTAAATGAATATCTGATTGACCTTAATGCAACTCAGGCGGCAATCCGTGCTGGATATAGTAAAAAGAATGCAGACAAGATAGGATCACAGTTGCTAGGCAAAAGTAGAGTTTCAGCTGAAATTCAGAAAGCAATGGCTAAAAGAGAGAAGAGAACAGAGATCACACAAGACAGAGTGCTGAAGGAATTGGCTACAATCGGCTTCTTTCAGATAACCGATTTCATGAAGGTTGATAAAGGTCAATTAGTGATTAAAGATACATCAGATGTTGATTTAGAGAACATTCCAGCTATATCAGGAATCAAAGCAACACAATTTGGATTAGATGTAAGATTCCATGACAAAGTAAAAGCTCTTGAACTGATCGGAGAACATCTTGGCATGTGGTCAGGTAACACTGGAAACGCTGATTCTCTTGCAAGACTGGATGAGATTCTCTCTGAGGTGAAGAATAATGCAACTAAGTCAGAAGCAGAATGAATACATAAGAAATGCGAATAGAAGATGGAATCTCAAGGTTGGTGCTGTTAGATCAGGGAAGTCCTTTGTCGATGTTGCTTATGTTGTTCCTTCAAGACTCAGAGCATTGAAGGATGAAAAAGGTCTGAATGTCATTATCGGAGTCAGCAAGAACACGATAGAGAGAAACGTCCTCCAGCCGATGCGAGAGATATACACTTCTGCTGTTGTTGGAAATATCAACTCGCAGAACATCGCAATGGTCTGTGGTGTTCCGGTGTATTGTCTCGGAGCAGAGAAGTCTTCTCAGGTTGCCAAGATTCAAGGTGCTTCCATCAAGTATTGCTATGGTGACGAGGTTGCCAAGTGGAACCAAGAAGTATTTGCTATGCTTCAGTCACGTTTGGACAAGCCTTACTCCATGTTTGATGGATCACTCAATCCAGAGCATCCGAATCACTGGCTGAAACAGTTTATTGATAGAGATGATATAGATGCTTACATTCAGAAATACACTATTTTTGACAATCCATTTCTACCAAAGGAGTTTGTTGAGAACCTTTGTAAGGAGTACGCTGGTACTGTTTACTATGGCAGATACATTGAAGGTGAATGGACACTTGCAGAAGGCTTGATATATCCAATGTATCAAGATGCTATTGAGAGTCCTCCAGAAGGCTCACCAACAAAGTTCTGCTTGTCATTGGACTATGGAACCATGAATGCATTTTCTGCTGGTCTGTGGGCAAAATATGGCGATGTGTGGTACAGAGTGAAAGAGTATTACTACAGTGGTAGAGATACTGGTATCCAGAAAACCGATGAAGAGTATGCAGTTGCCCTGGATAAGCTGATTGAACCAATCATGAAGAAGCGCAAGGAGAAACAAGGTGCTTATTTTGAAAAGATGGAAGTGATCATTGATCCCTCAGCCGCATCATTCATCACTTTGCTCAGGAAAAAAGAGTGGTACAAGGTCACTCCGGCAGACAATGCTGTTCTTGATGGAATAAGAGACACAGCCAGCTCGATGCAACTCGGCAAGATAAAGATATCACCTGAATGCAAGAATTGGATAAAAGAAGCGCAAGGCTATGTCTGGGATGCAGACGAATCGGAAGACAAGCCAGTGAAAGTCAATGATCATGCAATGGATGATACAAGATATTTTGTCAAAACTAAGAAGATTGCGGTGCATAAGTCCAATTATGTACCAATATATTTTAGATAGCCTATTTGAGGCTTATACACGCTTACAAGGATACAAGAAATAACCTCCAATACACTTTTCTTGTTGTCATTGAGTTAGTCCTTTCATCCCCTTAGCGGAAAGCTGTTAAGGATCGTCACAAGGTCCGAGGGGATTTGCTGGGAGAATTCCTAGCAAACAACATTCATTTTATAGACTCTCCTAAAAATGGATTGGTAGGCATGATGGAGTAGTTCGGCTTATCTCGCTCTAAAGAGAGACACTGGTTCAAATCCAGTTCATGCCATTGCAAATAATGTTTTCCACCAAAGGGAGGAAGGGAAAAGATGCAGACGTATCAAGATTTGACATTTGTTCCACAGAATGACAACAACATCATTGAGTTTGTCATGAAGTGTATAAACGAGTACAAGGCGAGTCCAATGTATAAGACTGCGGTTGTGGCTGACGAGTATTTCAGGAAGCGTAACACAACAATTGTAAACTATGAGAAACTGATCACCACTGTAACCGGAGAAAAGGTACCGGATAAATGGTCCGCCAATCATAAGGTTGTCAGTGGCTTCTTCAAGCGGTTTGTAACGCAGCAAGTACAGTTCTTGCTCGGAAATGGTGTCACATGGGATGGAAAAGGAGACTACTTCGGCAAAAAGTTTGACAATAGATTGCAGAAATTAGCAAAGGAATCTCTTATTGGAGGAATTGCTTATGGATTCTGGAATTTGGACAAACTGCAAGTATTCTCTGCAAGAGAGTTTCTGCCATTGTGGGATGAAGAAACAAGCGCATTGAGAGCTGGAATCCGCTGGTGGCAGATTTCTCCTGAAAAGCCACTCAGAGCAACTCTGTATGAAGAGGATGGATACACAGAGTTTGAATGGAAAAAGAGAGAGAGTGCAGAAAAGACAATCACTGAAGGACAGATCATCAGTCCGAAGAGAGGATACATTGAAGTACAGAAATCATCCGAGGTTGATGGAACCGAGATTGTTGATTATACAAATTACAGTGGATTTCCGGTGATTCCTTTATGGGGCAATCCGGAACATCAATCAGAGCTTGTTGGAATCCGAGATGGTATTGACGAATATGACATCATCAAGAACGGATACGGCAATGATTTGGACAATGCTCAACTGTTCTGGATCATCAAAGGTGCTGGCGGCATGGATGACACAGATTTGGTTCGATTCTTAGAGCGTGTAAACATGACTCATGCGGCTGCTCCGGCAGACGGACAGGAAGTGGATGCAAAGACCATAGAGATTCCTTATGAAGCAAGAGAAAAGCTTCTTGACAGAATAGAGCGTGATCTATACAGAGATTACATGGCACTGAATACTGAAAACTTGTCCTCAAGAAGCGCAACAGCAACTGAAATCAAGGCGGCATACGAACCGATGAATGCAAAGGCTGATGATTTTGAATATCAGATTCTTGATTTCTTGGATGGATTAATGGAGATTGCCGGAGTTGAAGACACGGCAACATTTACCAGGTCTTACATCGTAAATACTCAGGAGGAAGTCACAACAGTTATCGCAGCCGCTCAGTATACCGGAGATGATTACACCACAGAAAAGATTCTCACAATCTTGGGTGATGGAGACAAGGCACAAGAGATTCTGGAGCAGAAGGATGCTGACGAGATATCGAGATTCAACCAGCCAGCGGAAGAAACTGAAGAAGAACAAACGGATGATGATAATCAAGCTGATGATCAGGAACAGTAGGTGATTAGATGGCTGATAAAATAGATCCAGCACATGCAGAGACAGAAGAGATTCTGAAGAAGTTGGAAAATCGGATAAAAAAGGAATATCAAGTTGCCACCAAAGAGATGGAAGCGAAGATTGATGACTACATGGAGCGCTTTGAGTTGAAGGATCAAAAATGGCAAGAATGGGTGGCTGACGGTACCAAGACTGATGCACAGTACAAGATGTGGAGACAACAACAGATGATGGTCGGCAAGAGTTATGAAGCCTTGAAGGATACTCTGGCTGATGAGATGGTAAATGCTGATAAGATAGCGAAAGCCATGACTCTGAACACGATGCCTGATGTGTATGCTACAAATTTCAATTATGGAACGTTTGAAGCAGAAAAGGGAGCCAAACTTGATACATCATTCACTCTGTATGATAGAAATACAGTGAACAGATTGCTCAAAGAAGATCCTGATTTCATTCCTCCGATGGGAAGACAAGCCAAGAAGGATGTTGCAGAAGGCAAGGTCAAAGCATGGAACAAGCAACAGGTTCAATCAGTCATGACACAAGGTATTCTGCAAGGAGAGAGCATTCCTCAGTTGTCCAAGAGGCTTGCCACAACTGTTGGAGAGAGAAATTATAAATCAGCAATCAGAAACGCAAGGACTATGACAACAGGAGTCCAGAATGCTGGAAGAATGGATTCATACCGGAGAGCCGAATCTCTTGGAATCGACATGGAAGTTGAATGGAGAGCAACACTGGACAATCGGACAAGACATGAACACAGACAGCTTGACGGACAGAGACAGCCAGTCGGTGAGCCATTTGAAGTACATGGAATCAAGATTGAATATGCTGGTGATCCACATGCTCCAGCGCACATGATTTATAATTGCCGATGCACTCTCAGAGGTATTGTGTCAGGACTGGAGCCAAGGGCGAGGAAATACAGAGATGATTCCATGATTGATGGAATGTCCTACAATGAATGGAAGGCTCAGAAGAAGTCAAAGAGCAATCCTATAACTCTTCAGGAAGAGAAGGGCAAGGCTATAGCTGAGAAATATCGCAAGGAATATCGAAGGAAGTGATTGAATGGCAGAAGTAAAGATAATCGCTGATAATACCAAAGAGATAGAGCATGCAATCGATGCGGCTATTGCAAGGTCCTTGGAAGCAGTGGGAATCTTCCTTGAAGGAGAAGCCAAGGACGAACTGGAGAACAGTCCTCGCAGAATTGACACTGGCAATCTGAGGAACAGCATCACACACAAGGTCAGTGAGGATGAGGTTATCATCGGAACCAATGTCGATTATGCAATATATGTCCATGAAGGAACTAGGCGGATGTCTCCAAACAGATTCCTGAGGAATGCAATCGAGCGGAACGAAGACCAAATTGTGAAATATATCGAAAATGAATTAAATAATGCCGTTAAATAATGGCAGAATTGACAAAGAAAATCGGAGAGTGATATAATGAATGTAAGGATTGATGAGTCCGCCAACAAGGTAATAGAAGCCATTTTGAAGCGTGGGAACGATGTAGTGATCAGGCGAAAAAAGGATGGCATAGTTATCTTGGAGGAATCAAAGAAAATTCAATATGAAGCTCATGAAATTGGTCATGAGTAAAGGCAAATAGGAGCCGAAGAGTATGAGAAATCATATTCCGAGGCTCTTTTTTTGTATATATAGCAAATTGCTAGTCACAAGGTAACGTGAACGAAGAAAAGGAGCGAGGAGCATGGCACTTACAAGAAAATTTTTAGCATCTAAGGGAATTGATGCAGATGTGATCGATGAGATCATCACAGCACACACTGAGACAATCAGTGGATTGAAGGACAGTTTGGATGAGTTGAAGAAGTTCGAGGCTGATGCCAAGAAGTATGAAGCAACTAAGAAAGAACTGGATGAGCTGAAAGCAGAAGTCGCAAAGAACAGCGACAAAGACTTCGACAAGCTTCAGAAGGAGTTTGACGATTACAAAGCCGAGGTTGAAGGCAAGGCGGCTAGAAATGCAAAGGAATCTGCATTCAAGGCACTCTTGAAAGACATCGGTATTCCTGAAAAGCATTATGCAAAGATTCTGAAATACTCTGATGTTGACGGAATCCAGCTTGATGATGATGGAAAGATTGTAGATGCAAAGGATTTGAGAAAGTCCATCAAAGATGATTGGTCTGATCATATTGAGACTGTTCAGCAATCTGGAGCCACTACAGCGAATCCGCCAAGCAATATCGGTGGAAGCAAGAAAACAAAGGAAGAAATTATGCAGATTAAGGACAGCACAGAGAGACAGAAGGCAATAGCCGAGAATCATGAGCTGTTCGGATTTTAAGGAGGAAGAAAAATGGCAGTTGAAAGCTTGACAAACCCTAGAGAGAATCTGCCTAACGTATACACAAACGTTACGGCTAGAGAAGTTGATTTTGTAACTCGTTTTGGTCAGAGCTGGGAAGCTCTGAGAGATATTCTCGGCATTATGCGTCCTGTTAAGAAGACCGCTGGAACACAGTTGGTATCTTATACCGCTTCTGTTACTTTGGCAGAAGGCACTGTTGATGCTGGTGAGGTTATTCCTTACAGCAAGGCAACAGTTGTTCAGACCACCAAGGAAGATTTGACATTGCAGAAATATGCAAAGGCAGTTTTTATCGAGGATGTTGATAAGTATGGTGCTGAGATCGCTGTTACCAAGACCGATGATGCATTCTTGACAGAATTGCAGAACAAAGTCATGGATGACTTCTACACCAAATTGACAGGTGATACTTATGCACTTACTGGAGCATACAGCACATTCCAGATGGCTGTTGCAATGGCTGTTGGTAAGGTAAGAGATAAATTCAAGAAGATGAAGAAGAATATCACTTCTGTAGTTGTATTCGTTAACACTCTTGATGCTTATGCTTATCTTGGACAGGCTAACATCTCAATCCAGAATATGTTTGGTATTGAGTATGTTCAGGATTTCTTGGGAGCAAAGACCATGATCCTTTCATCTGAGATTGAACAGGGCAAGGTTATTGCAATTCCTTCCGAGAATATGGTTCTGTACTATGCTGATCCTTCAACAGAGTTCTCCAAACTTGGTTTGGTTTACACTGTAAATGGTGAGACTCCTTTGATTGGATTCCATGCACAGGGCAACTACACCACAGCTGTTGGTGAGTCCTTCGCATTGATGGGAATGGCACTCTGGTTCGAGTATGCAGATGGTGTTGCAATCGTTGACATTGACGATTCTTTTTAAAGGACCTGACACTTGGCGCGGAGAGTCAGGGTACAACCATTTATGGCGCATCTGTAAGTGATTTACAGAAGAGTGATGTTAAGGTTGAAAATGGCAAGGTTACTGGTACACTGAAATATTTTGATACAGCAGGCGAAATCGTAGATTATTGGGGAGCTGGTTACTTCTTCGCATTCAAGATCAGCGGTGAAGATTCCAACACTACCAAGACCATGATCGGACTTGATCCTTCTCAGGGAAGTGGTCCTGTTGATATCCATGGTGATCCTGATATGAATGGTATTGCTAAGATTGAGAATCCTTTGGAACAGGAATTCAAAGTAGTTCAGAGTGATGCCGCTGGACATAAGAATATTCAGATTTTCGATTTGTCTGGCTTGGTATTGGAGCCTAAGGAGGACTAAATATGTCAGTAGTTATTGCAAAGCCTGTTGGCAAGCCTAAAAAGGGCGGTAAGAAGGAGAAATAATTATGTTGAGTGAACTTTGCGGATATCTGAGAAATTGGTTTGAAAGAGACAAATACATCGGAGATTTTACAATCTCAAATGGTGTCATAATTCCACTGGGCAAGTCCATGAATCTTTTAAATGGTCAGTATATCCGCATTGTTGGCTCAATCCTCAATGATGGAGTGTATCAGTATTCATCTGAAAGCTCCATCAGTGGATTGAAGGATGAGACTTTCCATGGTGCCGTTTGGAGTTTGGCTATTCCAAAGGAGCTTGTGGCTATTGATAAAGAAATTGATGCATGGCAAGCAAAGAACGGAGATGTTGAATCAGCTTCCATGAGTCCTTTCAATAGTGAGTCCTTTGGTGGATATAGCTACACGAAGTCCAGCGGAAGATCAGAGGAAAGCAGCAGCGGACTTGGCGGATGGCAGAATGCATTTGCAAACAGACTCAGTCAGTGGAGGAAGATTTAATGAGTTTACTTTCGGAAGCAATGGAAAATTGCATATATATCAATCGTGCTAAGGTAAGTGATGGATATGGCGGATCTATGGACATCTTTGTTGAGGGAGTACAGTTCAAGGCGGCTATTACCTTTGATACATCTATTCAGGCAAGAGTAGGTGAAAAACAAGGTGTAACAAGTCGCTATACAGTTACAACCGCAAAGAACATGACATTGCTGTATCATGATCTATTCAAGCGTAAGCGAGATGGTAAATTCTTCCGTGTGACATCTGATGGAGATGATAAGTTCGCTCCAGCAAGCGCAAGCCTAAACATGCGACAAGTGACCGCTGAGGAATATGTTCCAACAAGCAACATTGAACCAGCTCCTGAGACTGGAGGTGCCGAGAATGAATAAGTTTCAGATCCAGCAATCCTTTTGGAGTGGTTTCGGCTTGACTGCTTATGATGAGAACACAGTTCCTGAGAATGCAACTTATCCTTATCTCACTTATCAGGCTGTTGTTGGAAGTCTTGAAGGTGAAATGACTATCTCAGCGAATCTGTGGTACAGAAGTAATTCATGGGCAGAAATAAGCCAAAAAGCATTAGAAATTGAAAAGTCCATCAACCAAGTAAAGCGGTTTGATGGTGGATATATGAAGATCAGAAAGCCTGATGCAAACTTCGCTCAAAGACTAAGGGAGGAAAGCGATGATTTGGTGAGGCGAATACTACTGACAGTTAACATTGAGTTTCTGTCGGAATAATACAAGGAGGAAATTACAATGGGCAGATTTACCACTTTATCAAGTGATGCATTTGACACATTACAGTTAGATGCTGGTGTGCTTTTGACAAACTTCAATCCAGCAAATCCTGTTCGTCCAAGTTCTGATGATATTATCGCAACCACAACCGGTGGTATTCAGGTTACTTGCAAGCCTACATACTCTGATCTTGCAGAGGACGTAGACAACGCACAGAACGGATTGAAGGAATACATGCACTTAGATTCTTGGGAATGCTCTATTGGATTCACATCATTGAAATTCAATGGTGATAACACCAAATGGGCATTAGGATCAGCAGACAAAACAACAAGCACAGGATACACAAAGGTTGTACCGAGAAGAAACTTGTCTCAGTCAGACTTCTCAACTATTTGGTGGGTAGGAGACAAGGCAAATGGTGGTGCTGTTGCTGTTAAGCTGATGAATGCAATCAGCTCTGACGGACTTAGCATTCAGACCACCAAGAACGGAAAAGGACAGTCCACACAGACTATTTCCGGACATCCTTCAGTAACCGCTCCTGATGTTGTACCTATGGAGTTCTATGATATTGATCCTGTTGAAGGTGGCTTCTGGGATGTTCAGCAGATTCTCAGCCATGTTGCATCTGATTTCGAAGATGTATCTGTTGAGGCTGGTGAAGCACTTGAAATCAACCTCACAGCAGAATCAACCTATACAATCGAAACTGTGATCGTTTTGATGGGCGGTGAAGATATTACCGCAACCGCTTATGAAGCTGGAACAGTAACAATCGCATCTGTAACTGGTGATGTAGTTGTGACCGCAGTTGCAACATCATAGTTCATTTGAATGAAAAGGAGAGTCTATAAATGAAGAATTTAGCAAATTGTAAGCCTACGGAATTTTTGAAGCAGACATATCGCATCAAGAAGAGTGTAGAAAAATGGTTGACAGATACGGACATTTTAAATATCCGTAAGAATCTGCCAACACTGAAAACATTAACAAAGGACATGACTGATGAAGAGCGCAAAGAAGCTTTTGAAGAGAATAAAAGAAGGTCCCAGGAACAGCTTCGGAAGAACTTCAGCGAGATGCTTGATCAGGTCATGGATGCTCATGCAGATGAAACATTAGAGCTTCTTGCACTTTGTTGTTTTGTTGAACCGGAGGATGTAGACAACTATTCAGTTGACTACTATCTGTCTAATCTGGTTGAAATATTGAACAATGGATCAGTGATTGGTTTTTTTACTTCATTGGCACAGCTGGGAGTAATGAATTCGGCAGATGTGTCACAGAAATAAATCTTGATCTATTAGAAATACTTGGAAGCGGATATGTGATTGATTTTTGCATGTCCGCTTTTCTTAAAAAACAGGAAGAAAAAGCATACAGAGTTTACGTAACTGACTGTTTGAAAGCAATCAGTGAAAACGGCACTCATCTTGTAGGAGCCAATGGAGTTGTTGATTATGGGTCCAAGATGTCTGCCAGATGGTATGACTTAGTCTATCCTGAAAAAGAGATTGAAGAAGAAAAGCAAGAAGATACTCGCACATGCGAGGAAATTGTTGATTCTGTTTGGAGCGGAATGAATAAGAGGAAACAAACCTATGAGTAATATTTTAATGGAATTATATGTCAAACTAGGTTTGAAAAGAAAAGATTTAGATGCTGGACTGGATCAGGCTTCAAAAGATGTGACCAGCTTTGGTACAAAATTCAAGAATGGATTGAAGACCGCTGGTGCGATTGGTGCCAAGGCTATCGGAATAGCCACAACCGCTGTTGTTGGATTTGGTACAGCTTCTGTCAAGGCTGGTGCTGAGTTTGATTCCTCAATGTCTCAGGTGGCTGCAACAATGGGATACACAGCCGATGAGCTGGCAAATGATTCATCAGAAGCGGCTCAGAACATGGCTAAGCTGAGGGATTTTGCTCAGGAAATGGGAAGCAAGACCGCATTCTCAGCATCTCAGGCGGCTGATGCTTTGAACTACATGGCTTTGGCTGGATATGATGCAGAAACATCAATGAAGATGTTGCCAAACGTGTTGAACTTGGCGGCGGCTGGTGGAATGGAGTTGGCTTCTGCTTCCGACATGGTAACAGATGCACAGTCCGCACTTGGCTTGTCACTGGATGAAACATCTCAGCTGGTTGATAAGATGGCAAAGGCATCCTCCAAGTCAAATACAAGCGTTTCACAGTTGGGAGAAGCTATTCTGACTGTAGGTGGTACAGCAAAGAACTTATCAGGCGGAACCACTGAGCTTTCCACGGCACTTGGAATCTTGGCTGATAATGGTATCAAAGGCTCTGAAGGTGGTACAGCGTTAAGAAATATTATCTTGTCTCTGTCTACTCCTACAGATAAAGCGGCTAAGAAAATGAAAGAGCTTGGCTTGGAAGTATATGATGCAGAAGGCAATATGAGACCTCTGAATGATATATTCAATGATTTGAACGGCACTCTGGATGGAATGACTCAGGGCGAACAGTTGGAAGTTTTGAATACATTGTTCAATAAGGTTGATTTGAAATCTGCAAATGCTTTGCTTGCTACATCAAATGATAGATGGGCAGAACTGACCAATGCCATTGATAATGCGCAAGGTGCGGCAGAAAACATGGCTGAGACTCAGCTTGATAATCTTGAAGGTGACATCACTCTTTTCAAATCTGCTTTGGAAGGCACTCAGATTGCCATTTCTGAGGGCATTACACCAAGCCTAAGGGAATTTGTCCAGTTCGGTTCACAAGGACTCTCTAAGATCACAGAAGGCTTGAAGCAAGGCGGTCTTGAAGGTGCCATGGATGCTATTGGAGAGGTCATTTCAGATGGCTTGGCGATGATCATCAAAAAGTTGCCTGAGTTCGTGAAAGCTGGAATAAAATTACTCGGAGCATTAGCACAAGGAATCATGGACAACCTCGATGTTATCCTCGATTCTGCACTGGAGATCATCTTCACAATCGCTGATGCGCTGATTGATAATATCGACAAGATCATCGTTGCGGTGGTTGATATCGTTTTGAAGATCGCAGATAAGCTAACTGATCCACAGACACTCACTCGGTTGATAGAAGGTGCAATCAAATTGGCACTCGGTATCGCACAAGGTCTGATAAAAGCTATCCCGAAAATCGTTGAGGCACTGCCCGAAATTGTCAAAAATATTGTGACAGCTCTGATAGAGGGTCTGCCGATGCTGATCAATGGTGCAGTCGAGTTGATAGCGATGCTGGTGGTCCATCTGCCCGACATCATACTCGGACTGATTCAGGCTATCCCCGAAATCATAGCGGCAATCTTACAGGCTATGGGTCCTATTGGCGAAGGCTTGATGGAATTGTTCAGCCACGCATTCGACTTGGTCAAAGGCATCTGGGAAGGTGCAGTCGGCTTCTTCGGTGGAATCTGGGACGGTATCAAAGGCGCATTTTCGGCAGTTGGTGATTTCTTTAAAAATACCTTCGAAGGTGCCAAGAATCTGGCGGTTTCTGCTTGGGACAATGCCAAGGAGAAATTCGAAGAGAAACGAAAACTTGTCGAAGCTGGTTTTGAAGCGATTGGCGGATGGTGTAAAGATACATTCACAAAAGCAAAAGATTTGGCGGCTGGAGCATGGGATGATGCGAAAGAAAAATTCGCTCAGAAACGTGAATTGGTAAAGGCTGGATTTGAAGGAATCGGCAATTGGTTCTCGACAACCTTTACAAAAGCAAAAGAAAATGCGACCGGTGCATGGAGCAATATCAAATCACTGTTCGGTGGAATTTGGGACAAGATCAAGTCGGCCTTCAACATTGGAGACGCTCTCCAGTGGGGTAAAGATATGATAGATAACTTCATTAGTGGTATCAAAGGCATGATCGGTAAGGTCGGTGATGCGGTTGGTGGAGTTGCAGACAAGATTAAATCATTAATCGGTTTCTCTGAGCCGGAAGATGGACCTTTGAGTAATTTCCATACTTTTGCTCCTGATATGATGAATCTGTTCATCAAGGGTATCAAGGACAATGAAGCAATGCTCCAAGATACAGTAGCTGATGCATTCGATTTCAAACCTGAAATCATGGCAGATGTAAACAGTGCAAACATGAAACTCGCTGGTTATGGCGGAAATGGTGGTCAGTTCGTGATCCCGATTTACATTGGCGGAGACAAAGTGGATGAGAAGATCATCAGTGCAATCGATGCATACAATTACAGAACAGGAGGTAGAGCATAATGAATAAAATGAAGTTTGGAACGACAGAGACTCCTGATCCTCAGACTGATTTGGAAATACTCTATCCCTACGACATGACTCGAAATTCAAATGATATCGAAAATGTATTCACAACAGAAGATGGACATGATCAGATAATATCAACTAGAAAAGACAAACAGAGTGTGGCGATGGTCTTCCATTGTTCCTCAGGTTGGGTGAAGAAATTCAAAGAGTATTACATCAAGCCTGAGTTTTGGTTCAGAGAATATGATTCAATATCAAATGGTGAACAGTCAAGGCATGTCAGAATGAAGAATTACAGCGAACATTTAGTGAAAAACTCGTGGAAGGTAGATTCTACAACATCACAAGGATTGTGGGAGGTATCCTTCACATTGGAGGAATTGTAAATGTATGGAGTTTCAGAAGATTTTTTAAATGCAATGATTAGACCAGTCCAGCAACATAAGATTTATGGGCAGATTGGGGCTATCGATTATACAGATGCAAACATCCTGGAAGGCTCCATGCAGATACTCCAGCAGTGTTCCGGAAACTCAGAGGTGCAGATTGGACAAGTCAACATCTCTGAGTTGACCGCCACATTTGTTGGAATAGATGATATCTCAAGAGGAGCATGGCAAGGGAAAGAGATTACAGTGTTTTTTGCTCTGCTGACTGATGCAGAACACGACACATGGGAGTCTGTTCCGGTGGGATTGTTTACGATTCAGGAAGCTGAATGGTCTGTTTCCGGTATCACAGTCAAAGCCTACGATAACATGGCTAAACTTGACAAGAGATGTGGTCAGAGATTTGTTTCAGCAAGACCATATACCATGCTTGATTATGCATGTAATCAGTGTGGTCTTACACTCGGAAACACGCAAGGCGAAATTGAAGCGATGCCGAATGGACAAGATGTCATGACCGAATACGAAGAGAATGATGTTGAGACTTGGCGAGATTTGGTGTCATGGTTGGCTCAGACTCTTTGTGGCTTCGCTTATGCTGGAAGAGATGGCAAGATATACATCAAACAGTATACAAGTAACACAACATTGTCCTTCAACTATGGACAGTGGTTTAATGGAGCAAGTTTTTCAGACTTTACAACAAAATACACTGGAATATCAGTTGTAAATATCAAATATGGCACTACAAACTATTATGGATTGCCTGTCGATGATGGATTGACATACAACCTCGGACAGAATCCATTCCTCCAAAACTATGCAAATGGTACAGAGCGAAGAGTGAGAATTCTGCAAGGACTGACCGCAATCAATTACACTCCATTCAAATTGGACATGATCGGAAGCATTGCTTTTGATTTGGGTGATGTGTTGCACTTCTCAGGTGGATCAGCTGATTTGGGTGTTGATTGTTGTATTACAAAGATTCTGTATAAGCACAAAAGAGGTGTCAGTCTTCAGGGAGTCGGCAAGAATCCAGCAACGGCATCCGCCAAGAGTAAGACAGACAAAAACATCAGCGGATTGTTGGACAGAGTAACAAATACAGAGTTCAGATTTGATGTGATCAGACCGAATTCGGAAGAAATTACCATCGGAACAAACAAGGAAAAGAGACTGAATGGAACACACAGTATTTACTTTACTACTGGCGGAAATGCTCAGATTCATGTAAATGCTGAGATTCATCTTGAAGCTACACAGACAAGCGCATCTGCTCCAGTAGTCGCAAGAGTTCGGTATCAGGTGGATGAGTTTGAAGATACATGGTTCCCGATTGAGTCTTGGAACAGTGGAAAGCACATCTTGACTCTGAATTATCACATTGATGCGGCTCAGGGTATTCATGCACTTAATATCTACATCAAGGTATTATCCGGAGGAACAATCAAGATTGAGCCAATGTCACTGGTAACATTCATGGGTACAAACATCATGGTTCAGGATGGCTTCAATGGCTTTATCGATGTAGAAGATACACTGGGAATGATCGAGATTGAAGAGACAAGTGTTGACATCAGAAGCATGGAAGATGATGGAGTGATTTGGCTTGTTCCAGTCAATCCACGGACAACATGCACAGATGAGCTTGGAGCGTTGGAAATCTCTGAAGCAACAGTTGATTTGACGGATGTTGATGATGATGTATTGATCACATTGGAAGTTGAGTCAGCACAGAGAATCACAGAGGTATTGGATGACCGAATCACAGAGCAGTCAGACAACCGATTCACGGAGGGAGATACATGGCAGATATAAAGATTTCAGAATTAACACAAGCGGAGTCGCTGAGTACATCTGACTTGTTGGAATCAGCGGTGCCGTATAATGGCGGATTCCTGAGCCGAAGGATGTCTCTCGCTCAGCTGTCGAATTATTTGGAGAATTATGTGCTACATCAAGCACTCGATACAACAACCAAGACGATTGTCGGGGCTATTAATGAAGTGCTTGGTGATTTGGCGAATTATTACAAAAAAACGGAGACATACAGCAAGACAGAGGTTGACACTCTGATTGCTGGTGTAAGCGGTCTTCATTTTGAAGTGGTTCAGCAACTCCCGACAAGTGATATCGACATGAACACTATTTATCTTGTGCCGAAGCAAGACAGCGGTCAGCAAGATGTCTATGATGAATTTATCTGCTTGGATAACACGACAACTCCAGCAACATGGGAGAAGATCGGAACCACAGAGATTGATTTGTCTGATTATGTCACAGACACAGAGTTGGAAACGATTCTGAATGACTATGTCACATCAAGCGGATTGAGTACAATTCTTGCAAACTACGCAACGACTTCTGCAATGACCACAGCCTTGGCGGACAAGGTTGACAAGGTCAGCGGAAAGGGTTTGTCTACTGAGGACTATACCACGGCAGAAAAAACCAAGGTGAATGGTCTTGCCACAGTTGCCACCAGTGGAAGCTATAACGATTTGAGTAGTAAGCCGACGATTCCCACAGTAAACAATAACACAATTTCAATCACGCAGAACGGAACAGCGGTTGATTCATTCACACTTAATCAGAATAGCAATAAGACGATTGATGTTAAGGATGAGAAGGTAAAGCAGACCGCAATATCATCTTCATCCAATGCGAATTACAGATTGCTTCTGTCAAAAAGCGCAAGTGATGCAGAGGAAACTGATGGAGTGTATAAGGATGGTGGTCTGTATTACAATCCGTATGATGAGAAGTTGACCGCTCCAAATGTTAGTTTTTCCACGGCATTTATTGCAAATTTAACAGTTACGAATCTTGTCACATCGCAATACTATTTCAATCTTGGCTCAGGTAGTGCTGTTGCCATGTTGGAAGCAAACAGTGCATCAACGACAAGCAATCCGACATTTGTTACTTTACCAGCTTCAAGCGGAACACTTGCACTTCAATCAGATTTGCCTACAAATCCAGTTTTATGGTCAGAGAATAATGTGCTTGGTGCGAAGAATCTGATTCCAATTAATACTACAGAAAAATGCCACACACAAAACAATGTGCAATTTACATTGAACGAAGATGGAAGTATAAAAGCACATATAACTGGAACTGGAAATGGTGGTCAGTTCGATGTAACAACTAAAACAGATAAAAATTTAATATTGCCAAATGGAACATATATCTTTTCGGGATGTCCGAGTGGTGGTTCAAGTAGTACATATAGATGTAGAGTCAGAGTATATAATATTACAACTGGAACAGAATCGAGTTATGGTTTTGAAACTGGAAGTGGATTGACAATAACAGTAAACGAAACAGAAGGAAAAGGAATAATTGAAATTGCTTGCTTGATTTATTCAGGTTATAACGGCTCTGATTTATTGTTCAAACCGATGATTAGACCTTCATCTATTGCGGATGATACTTATGTACCATACGCACAGACAAACAGACAGCTCACAATTAATAAGGCAGAGGTTACAGATTTAGAGGATGCTTACACAGATGTTTATAATCTTCTGCATCAACCATACTATGATCAAATAGAAAATAAGGTTTTATACAGAGGTATAACATGGGAAGTTGGTTCTGACAATGTAAAAATCAGTGGAACGGCTACTGGCGGAAATTCATATTATGTATTTCGATCATGGCAAGACGGATATTGTCCGAACAAAAATGAAGTATACCATCTTGAAGGATGTCCGAGTGGTGGTTCAACCAATACATATTATCTTGTCTGTCAATTTGTAAATTCAAGTGGTACAACAATCAGTTATGCTTACGACTTTGGAAATGGTGTTGATTTTGTCCTTCCTGATGGAACAACATCCATTAGTATTATTTTCTATGTCAAAGCGAATTATGCAATCAGTGGTACAAAAACAGTTACTCCAAAACTTACTGTTGCAAGAAAATTTCCTACATACCAAATTGGAACTATTGAAAATGGAGCCAATGCAAGTCGTGCCTATGCAAAGAATGAGCTGATGATTTGGCTGGGTGATTTGTACCGAGTTACAACCGCAATCAGTTCAGGTGGAGCTATTTCAGGCAAGGTAACAGCAACGACTCTGAGCGCAGAAATCAAGGCAATCCGTGATGCGTTAGATATTTAAGGGAGGTATCAAAATGGTAATTCTGAAAAAAGAGATTGTAAAACCGAAAAAGCAGATTCTTCATGGTCACACTACAATCGAATTGAAAAACGTAAAGACTGGCAATCGTGAGCGCATTGAACACGACAACACTTTCACAACAGCTATGGATTTATTCCTGAGAGGAAATGGCTCATGGAATCAATCTCCTTGGTTGAATGCCACATGGAAATCGGTGCCGATTTACCAGCGTTTACTTGGCGGAGTTTATCTGTTCAGAGATACGATTGCAGACAACAACGGAGTGTATCCGCACTTCATGCCAGCGACAAATAGGATGATCGCAAATGGCTCATTTGGTGTCGGCAATGCGACAGCGGTCACTGAGTTGGGAACCTACAATGTGAATGAATCTTACTTCACCTCTTCTGCAATGTCCTTCGTTTACGACTGGACAACTGGACAGGGCAACGGACAATTCCAGTGTGTTTGCCTTGGCTCTGATGTTGGTGGATATATTGGTTACGGAAACAAGACATCCAATGTCGCTCATTCAACGCTGAAAAGCATTATTGAGAACCAGTCACCTTCTGATATAGGATGCGGATGCACAAACAATTTTGATGGATATCAGGGAGTGTTCAGCGGTCCTACATTGACACTGACAAAGAGTGCAGACATCTTCCAAGGCATGATTGACATCTTCCCTTCAGGAATAGACACAATCACAATCGAAGTTCCTACAGACAAGATTGCTGGTGATGCTGATAAGATTTGGAGATGCGTTGGCAATGGAAAGATTGCTGTATATCCTAAATCTTTTGATGGAGATGCCTATTGCGGAATCTATACAATTTCAACATCTACTTGGGTATGGCATGAATTAATTGCAATCGGTGGAGTCGATTTTGCATACAAGTCTTATGTATCAGAGAATGGATTCTTCTATGTAAACAGTTCGGATCATAGCAAGAATTTCTTCTATAAATTTGAAGCTGATCCAGAACAGGATTCAAAGGCTCAGGCTCTCTTGACTGCATTGGATGAACCTTGCACAGAAATCATGCCAAATTTTTGGTATGGCAACGGATATTTATATAATGCTGGTGATGATACACTTACAAGATGCAACGGAGAAAAAATAAATTATGGTGGAGCATATCCTGACAATGTGTATCCAGTAGATTTAGACAGTTTCAGAGTGCTTACAAACAATTATAGCAACGAATACACCAAGCAATATCACAATCCATTTTACCTTGCAACTGTGAACAATTTGGATTCTTCCATCCATAAGGATTCGAACACAGCAATGAAGTTGACATACACAATCACAAAAGAGTCAGAAGGTGAATAAGCATGGTAGAGATAATCACAGCAATCATTGTTGGTGGACTATCTCTGATCGGAGTGATATTCACCAGCACTCAGTCAAGCAAAAAAATCGAGCAACAGTTGTCAGTGGCTCAAGCGGTCACTGACACGAAGATTGAACAGTTGACCGAGGAGGTCCGCAAACACAACACGTTTGCGGACAGAATCACTCGGTTGGAGGTCGAGGTTGATATGTTGGAACGTAAACAGAAATAGGAGGTGCATTCTATGAAATTTTCGAATCGTGTTTATGATTTCTTGAAGTGGTTGTCAATATTATGTTTGCCAGCATTGGCAACATTAATTAGAGTTGTCTTCGCTGTGTGGAGTCTGCCGTATGGTGAAGAAATCTCTGCCACTGTTGTTGCAATCGATGCTTTTCTTGGAGCTTGTCTCGGTATCAGCTCCATCCAGTACAAGGGAGGTGATGAAGAATGATAATCAATTTGTCGGCTGGTCACAATCCTGATGGAAAGATTGCATGTGGAGCAATCGGATATATCAGAGAATCCACAGAGGCAAGGCGAGTGAAGAATGAAGTCATCCAACAGCTGAAAAGGCTCGGTCATGAAGTCCATGATTGTACCTGTGAGAACGGAGTCAGCCAAGCGGATGTTCTGTCTAAGATTGTGACGAAGTGCAACGCTCACAAGGTTGATTTGGATGTCTCTATTCACTTCAATGCCGGTGCCAAGGATTCTGTTGGAAACAAGCAGACCACTGGAACAGAAGTCTTCCTATTTTCTGCTGGAAGTCAAGCAAAGCGTTATGCAGAAGGAGTGGTAAAGGCAATCAGCGGACTCGGCTTCAAGAACAGAGGAGTGAAGACAAATCCGAATCTGTATTATCTCCGAAAAACAAAAGCTCCATCAATGCTGATTGAATGTTGCTTTGTGGATGACAAGGACGATGTTGCGCTGTATGATTATCAGGAGATGGCTTCTGCGATTGTTCGAGGAATCTGCGGAATCAATCCTCCAATCCAAGAGGACAGGTCCGATATCGAAGCGGCATGGAACGATTCAGAAACGCAGACAGGCTTGGCAACGCTTTACAGAGTGCAAGTCGGTGCCTACATGAAGGAAATCAATGCCAAGGATATGCAAGCAAAACTGAAAGCAAAAGGTTTTGATTCTATTATTGTTAAATCATAAAATGTATGATATAATTACTTCGGTGGTCATTTGATCAGTTATGATCAAAAAAGAGAGGTCATGTTCGATGCATGGCTTCTTTTTTTGTGCCATAAAACGAACTGCGGTTTGATGTAAAGAACGACTCGAACAGCTTTTTTCAATGTATCATGTAATCAAGAGAGGTGTTCGTTATGTATGTATATTACAATCCGAATCCAGCCATGCTTCTGGTGGAAGACTGCGTGATCAGAGCGGTCAGCAAAGCACTCGAGATTCCTTGGGAGAAGGCTTACATGGGTTTATCACTCAAAGGTCTGGAATTATACAATTGGGGAAATGCAAACAATGTTTGGGGAGCATATCTGAAAGACAAAGGATTCATCAGGGAGAGTGTTCCAAACACATGTCCAGATTGTTACACTGTGAGACAGTTCTGTGATGATCATCCAAGAGGAACTTATGTCATTGGAACTGGCAAGCATGCGGTTGCTTGTGTTGACGGAAGCTATTACGACAATTGGGATTCTGGACAGGAAACAGTTCTTTATTCATACAGAAAGGAGTAAATCATGCCATATCCTTACTATCCGCAGTATTATCCACAAAACTATCAACAGAATTATTTTCAAAACAACAATCAGCCGATGCAGATCCAGAACGGAGGATTTGTTTCTGTCAGATCAGAAGAAGAAGCGAGAAACTATCCGATTGAGTTGGGAAAATCCATCACATTTAAGGATGAGACATTGCCATATATCTACACAAAAACAATGGGATTCTCTCAGATGGACAGACCGACATTTGATAAGTACAGATTAGTCAAAGAAGATGCCTCTGTGACTTCGTATGAGGCTCATACAGACACGAAAGAAAAAGAGTCGGTAAATGTATCACCTTGCTCTTGTAAATCTGATATAGAGGCAATTAGAAAAGAGCTTGATTCGTTGTGGGAAACAGTCAATTCTTTGCAAGAAAAGAAGGCTCCTAAGAAGAAGGAGGTAGTTGAGAATGAATAACATGAACTTCATGCAGATGCTCCAGCAACTCAGACAGAATCCGATGCAGATGTTGTCTCAGAGATTTAATGTTCCGCAGAACATACAAAATCCGCAAGACATCATCCAACACTTGTTGAACACTGGGCAGATATCACAGGATCAGGTCAACCAAGCGATGCAGATGCGGCAGCAGATGTTCAATCAAAAACAATGATGTAAAATCAAAGTCTTAGATTTAGATTTAGATCACAAGCCGATTGCGCATAAGGCTTTTGATATACGGACCATCAAAAGTGATGGTTCCTGACCTTAAAGAATTAAAGGAGGAAAAGAAAATGGCTTTAACAGATGAAAGTAACAACATGATAATGCCTGTTGCTCCGATGTATGGCGGCAATGGCGGATTTGGCGGATTTGGTGGAGATTCCGGTTGGTGGATTCTTTTGCTGATCCTTTTCGCTGGCGGAGGCTGGGGAAATGGATTCGGTGGCGGCTTCGGTGGCTATGGAAACATGATGCTTGGTTATGATTTCCCTTGGCTGATGACAGGTCAGCAGAACATCAACACCAACACAAACAATGGCTTCAGAGATGCTATGATCAATGATGGAATCAATTCAATCAGAGATGGTATCAATGGTTTATCAACTCAGCTCTGCGGATGTTGTGGCGATATGCAGATGGCTTTGGCTAATGGCTTTGCTGGAGTTGAACAAGGTGCTAATGCTCGCCAGATTGCAAACATGCAGACAGCATTCAACGCTCAAACAGCAATGAGTCAGGGATTCAATAGCGTACAGAGTCAGTTGGCTGATTGTTGCTGTGAGAACAGATTGGCTTCTGCTGATCTGAAGTACACAGTTGCAACTGAAAACTGCGCTGATCGTACACAGTCTATCCAGAACACAAGAGATATCATCGACTCACAGACAAGAGGCACTCAGGCAATTCTTGACAAACTCTGCCAGCTCGAACTTGATGGAGTAAAGGCACAGGTTGATGCAAAGAACGACAGAATCGTTGATTTGCAGAATCAGTTGAACATGGCATCCTTCAGAGAGTCACAGGTTGCACAGAATGCATTCATTTCTCAGGGATTCGCAAACGAGGTTGATCAGTTGTATAACAGATTGAATTCTTGTCCGGTTCCTACAACTCCTGTCTATGGTCGCACTCCGATTTTTACATGCAATCAGAATAATGGTTGCGGTTGTGGATGCGGTAACTTCTAGGAGGTGATACCATGGCAGAGTTTACGAAAAATGAAGTGCAGACTGTACTTCCTAATCAGCCAGTTACACTTAACACTTCGATCGGGTGTAACAAAGGGTATGTATACCACAGAAATGGCAGTGGTATTGTAACTCTTAGAGGTATCACAAATAATTGCTTTGCAAGATACCAAGTTGTGTTCAATGGAAACATCGGAATTCCAAGTACAGGAACGGCTGGACCTATTTCGGTAGCATTAGCATTGGATGGAGAACCAATTTTGACAAGTCGTGCTATTGTTACACCGGCAGATGTTGCAGACGAACCACCAACACAGAACAACTTCTTTAACGTAACAAGCACAGCGATAATTAATGTGCCTAAAGGATGTTGTTTTAATATCAGTGTTGAGAATGTTTCCGAGAGTGAAGACCCAGCAACAACTCCAGCTCCTCCAATTCTTGTACAGAACGCAAACTTAACAGTATCGAGAATAGCATAGGAAGGAGGATAAGATCATGGCTAAAGAATGGAAAGATGACCTTGAGGAACTTTGTGAGAAGATCACAGAGGAAATATCCGAGGCAAATAAAAAACTTGAAAAGACTGGTGGCAAAATGACTGCTGGTGATTTGGAATACATCGACAAATTAACGCATGCACTCAAATCAATCAAGACAACGCTTGCAATGGCTGAATATGATGATGAGTATTCAGATGAATATTCTGGAGCAAGAAACGGAAGAGGTAGAGGAAGAAATGCAAGAAGAGATTCCATGGGAAGATACTCAAACGATATCAGATACAGCAATGCTGATGGATATGGCGGAAGATACAGTCGTGATGATGCACGTCATGAGATGATGGAACATTTGCGTGAGTTGGAGATGTCGGCACCTGATGATCGCACTAGGAGAATGGTTCAGGAATGGAAAAGACAAGCTGAGAGAGAGTAGGTGAATGTCATGTTCACCAAGGCTGAACTGATTGATGCCATAAACGAACTGGAAGAAGGCAAGCACAGCATTCAGAACTGTTCTAAGTTGGCGGCAATTTACACTGTGCTGGATCATTTGTATCCTCCAGAGGAACCACAAACAGATAGAGGATATTCCGGAGAAATGATAGTTCCTGACACTGGTTTAGTTGAGAGATATGGAGACAGTGAATTTTTGGATGCTATACATGGAAGAAACTCGTCCGACATGTGGCTTCTGATTGATGAGCTTATGACCACTCTATCAGTCATAAATCCGAGGTTATACGATGCAGTAATGCGTAAAATCTACCAATAGACAGAGGGGAGAAATCCTCTCTGTTTTTTTATTTTTTAGCCACAGATTAGCCACGGACAATAAAAAGTGCAGAAAATGCCGATGTTTTAGCGGTTGATAATCGGGTTCGATTCCCGTTATCTGCTTACAAGTGAAAAACCTAATAAATAGGCGGAATTGCCCATGTCGACTGGGTTTTCCGCCTGTTTTTATGCTCTTTTTTATAAGCAAAATTTATAAAATATAAGCAAAAATTATAAATTTTTAGCCACGATTTAGCCACGGAAATTTCAAAAAATAGAACCACTCAGCTTTTCGACTGCGGCTCGTTTTGCTTTTTCCTGTTCTTCCTTCATTGAGTGAGCATAGACTGTTTTCATGACATTATCTGTCTTCCATCCTCCAAGAGCTTGGACTGTCTTTGTGTCCGTGATCGTGAGCATCTTGCTGGCGAAGTAGTGCCTGAGTTTGTGGAGCGAGAAGTGAGGCATGCCAAGTTTGTCCTGAATCTTGGATATCTTGACGATGATTGAATTCGGATGTCCTTTGTAAACATATCCTTGCTGTCGGATCAGGTCAGCGATTGCATGTGGAATGATGATGTCTCTTTCCGATTCGGTTGTCTTGGTGGACTTCAGAACATATTCATTCTGTTCATTCTGTGCAACAGCTTTGTTGATGTGAACAACATCTCCTTCGATATCCTCCAGAGTGAGTGCGCAAATCTCACCTCTTCTCATGCCGTAACAAGCCAGTACAACTGGAACATAGAAGTGAGTTCCTTCAAGTTCTGCAAGCAATCTCTTCACATCTTCGTCAGAGGGGATATAAGGCTCATTCTTGCGTTTTTGTGGGAGAGTGGTACAAATTTTCAACTGAGGTCTGAAAGTGCCTAAAATCGCCGATATGAAGCCATGATAATTGCGTACAGTTTTAGGTGATTTATCAGCGGAGATTTCATTCACTACTTTGTTGATTTCAATCTGGCTGATATCATCTATCGGCAGCAGAGGGAACCATGCTGGCATACGCTGGCAATACTTCGCATAATCTCTGATCGTTGACGGAGACAGTACATTTCTTTTCATGTCGATGTATTTTTCTGAGGCTTCAGCAAAGGTCATCTTTTCTTTGGGAGCATCTTCATTCTTGGATATCATTTCATACAGATCGGCTTCTGCTTGTCTCTTCGTTGGCTTGGTGTCGTAAGTTATCCGGTAAACCTTGCCATTCTTCATTAATCTGGCTCTGTATTTGCCAGATGGTAATTGTTCGATGGTCATTTGATCAACTCCTTCAAAAACTGCCCACTATGATTTTACACATAATGGGCAATTCCTTTAGATTTGCCATGAATTTCCACAATCTTGGCATACACACATTGTTTTTTGGATATTAATTGCTTTTTGCTTCTTCGGAATAAAAATCTTTGCAAGCAATGCTGGAAGAGTGAGACAAATCCATTTGATTGGAATCCACCACCATCCAACGCAGATCCACCAGATTATTCCATGATGTTGGTTTTTGAGTTTCACTTCGTTGATCACGTTTACATTTACATTACTACTGTTGCATTTTGGACATGTCATAAGCTATTCCTCCTTTTATTTTTTTATCTGTCTTACAAGGACAGCAAAGAAACTTAGATAATAATTCCTGTTGCTGAAAATCTTTTGTAAACACAGCTTCCAGCAACTGATCCATGCGCTTATCCTTCAGATTGATTTGATTCTTCAGAAATTCAATGCTTTTTCTGCTTTTCTCACGCTCTTTTTCAAGTTTTTCATGATATTTGATTTGTTCATGATCCAATTCTTTTTCCAACTTCGCAACTTGTTTTTCAAGTTCTGTGATGCGCTCCATCTTGTACTTCAACAGAGATTTCATTGCTTGAACATCCAGCTCATCATCGTCATCGATTGTTTCAATGTCCAAAAGGACTTTTGCAACCGGACGGATCGTGTCATCATAGCTGAATTTCATCTCCTCTGATCCTTCCGAAAACAATCTGGAGAGAGTGGATTTTGAGATATAATCTCCATTGTGTTCCATCAGATCAATGATGTTCTGGAATGAAAGCTTCTTTTCGTCACGCACTTCTTTTAGTTTCAGAATAATTTCCTTGGTGTTCGTCATGTTGACTTCCTCCTGTTTGATAAATAGAACGGATATCGGTTTGAAAAAACTTTCAATCCCTTCTGCCAACTGTTAAACTTTTCTTAGCGGAGAAACGAAAAACAGTTCAAAAAGAAGGGAGTTTATCTTATGGACAAAATGTGTGAAGAAATGATGGAGTTGTTTGAATCGGCTCCAGAGGATGTCAAGAATCTTTTGATTCTTCTGATAAAAGAAATTTTGCGTACTTCAGAACATCCTTCTGTTTCTCGTAATCAAGACTCTTGAACAAATTCATAAACTCTTCGGTTCTGGCGGAATCCGTCAGGACCTTTTCTTTGTCTTCCAGCAAATCGGATTTTTCTATTCCAAGCCAGTTGCAAATTGTCTGTATCTTATCCAATCTCGGAAGTTTCTTGCCATTGCACCAATCTGAAGCGGTAGCAGAAGAAACATTCAGGCGCTTGCATAGGTCTGCTTGTGATTTATCTTGTTTGTACAACTGATTCGATAAGTTTCTACTGAATAAATCTCTGATATCATCTGTCATGTGATCATCTCCTTGGGTACATTATATATGAAATATTAGTTTAAAGCAATAAAATTTTAGGTTTTTCTAACTTTAAGATTGACAGTTAGCTGAAAGCGAGTATAATGGGATATAGGGAACTGCGGTTTCCAAAAGGGAGGTGATATAGAATGAAGGTTTCGTTGAAAGCCTTACGAGTCAATGCAAATCTCAACCAAAGTCAGGCGGCAAAGGAGCTTGGCATCAATCCAGCAACTCTTGTCAGCTGGGAATCCTACAAAACATTTCCAGATTTTGCTCAGTTGAATCGATTGTGTAGTTTGTATTCATGCACAATGGATGATATTTTTGTGCCTGAATACCTAGCCAAAAGCGAGGAGGTGTAGGATGCCTAAAACTTATCTGAACGATGCTGACAGAGCCATTGAGAAGTATCGGAGATGGTACAAAACAGCAAAAGCAACACATGATATCAATGATGAACAGATTGCAAAGAAGATTGGAATCTCTCAGCCAGCAATCTCACAGAAGATGAATGGCGGAACGATTTCTCTCCGGGATGCGCTGATTATCTTCCGAGAGATGAATGCATCGGATGAGGAGATTCTGAAACTTATGAGGATGTGAGGTGAGAAAAATGTATGAAAAAGATGTGACTATGTGGGTCCTTGGAATTATCGGCTTTTTGGCATTGATCCTGATGGCGGGATTTGCTGAAGGTGGAAATCTGATTGCGGCTGTCGTTTGTATGGCAATTATGTTGACCGCATTTCATGTTGGACTGTTTATTGATGCAAGAAAAGAACAAGAAAAAAGATAGAATCCGCCGGCAAGCACATGATTCTATCTTTAAAAGGTATGGATTTATTTATGCCTTTTACTCATTTTATCAGAAATGAAAGGAGTAGTCAAATGAGTGAACATGAAGTAGTAATCAGCTTTGAGAGATTGGCTTCTTTGATCGAAGCCGAATCGATGCTCAAGGCGATTGAGAAATTTCTCAACGAAAGGAAGCCTTTTAATGAATCAGATGCAAATGTTCTTAGGAGCTTCTTGGAATCAAGGAAAGGCGAATGATATGAAATGGATAGTGATGGTCAGATATAAATGTGATGAATTGTATCAGCCTTATTCAGGCAAGGTACATGATTCATGGAGTGATGCTTTGGAAGAGTCCTTATGGATTAAGAACAATGATGGTGATGATATTGCCAATATATCAGTTGACCAGTTGAAAGGAGAGTAAGCATGATCAAGTGCAGAGTATGTGGAGCGAATTGCGATGCTGGTGACTTGGTCAATCTTGTATGTGAGGATTGCAGAAGTCCGGAGGTGGAATTCCACCAAATAAAGCACATCGTTTATACAAGAGGCAGAAAAGCCTATGAAGAGATTGAAAGGAGAAAAGAAGATGTCGAGTTTGTATGAGATCACAACAGAGATGCAAGAGCTGATGGATTGGCTCAATGATCCTGAGACAGATGAAGCAGCGATTGCAGATACATTGGAAGGTCTTCAGTTTGAACTGGAGAAGAAGGCGGAAGGTTACTGCAAGGTTATCCGCCAGTTTGAAGCTGATGCTGAGATGTATAAGGCAGAGGCGCAGAGATTCCAGCAGAAACAGGCTATTGCAGAGAACAATGCCAAGCGTTTGAAGGAAGCATTGAAGAAGGCAATGATTGCCACTGGCAATGACAAAGGTCTTGATGCCGGACTGTTCAAGTTGAAGATTTCAGGCAATGGCGGAAAACGTCCGCTGAAGATCACAGGTATTGTTCCTGATGAGTTCGTGAAGATGATGCCTACAAATGACACAGACAGAATCAGAGACTTCTTGGAGAGTCTTGATGAGAATGATGTTTGTGCTTGGGCAAAGTTAGAGGACAGAGGAACACACTTAACAATCAAGTAGGAGGGAAATCATGGCAACAACGAACTTAAAAAAGACAAAGCAAGGATACGGATACAAATATACCGAGCTTGCTCAGATCCATGAATATTTGGAAGAGAATGACATGAGCTATTATCAGTTCATTCAGACAGATGATGGAATTGATTACATCTACACTGTTCCAATCATCAACAATGAAGAAAAGCCAGCAAGAAGAGGATGCAGAGTTGTTGATGCTCCTTTGTCCGGTAAGAACAATCCGGCACAGGAACAGGGAAGCGCAATCACCTATGCAAGAAGATATTCTCTTTTGATGGCATTTGGACTTGCTACGGAAGACGATGATGCGGAGATGCTGACAAGACAGAAACAGCAGAAGCCACAGTCTCAAGCAAAGCCAACACAGCCGACTCCTCAAGAGCCACAGCCGACAGATGGCATTGTATCTGAAAAGGACATCTCTGTTTTGAGAGAAATGTTCAAATCCAAGGGAATCGAAGAGAAGTTTGCTCTGGATTTATACAAGATTAAGAGTCTTGAAGGAATCACGCAGAGCAAGTATGCAAACATGGTCAAGAATATTGACAAGATCAAGGAAGCACAGGAGGAAAAGAAATGAATTCAGTTCAGTTAGTTGGGAGATTCACACACGATCCAGATGTTAGATACACAAATGGCGGAGCAACAGTTGCAAGATTCAGCGTTGCGGTTGACAGAAGATTTGCCAAGGAAGGCGAGCAGACAGCGGATTTTATAAATGTTGTTGCATTTGGCAAGACTGCAGAGTTTATCGAGAAGTATTTCCACAAAGGACAGCGCATAGGAGTTGTTGGACGTATTCAGACCGGAAGCTATAAGAACAAGGATGGTGCCACAGTTTATACAACTGATGTTGTGGCTGAAAATGTTGAATTCGTTGAAAGCAAAGGCGGAAACAATCAGCAACAGCCTCAACCTCCAGCTGACTTTGTAAATGTTCCAGATATCCCTGATGATGAACTTCCATTCAACTAAGGAGAAGACATGGTCATTCAAATCGATTCGAGAGAAAAGGCAAAAGCAATTAAAAACATCATAGAAGAATTTGATAAGCAAGGCATCCTCCATCCGATTAGCAAGTTATTTGTTGGTGATTACATGAATTATGACAATCCTCGGCTTGTGATTGATCGGAAGCAGAATCTAACAGAGTTATGCTCCAATGTCTGCCAAGACCATGAGCGGTTCAGGAATGAAATCATCAGGGCAAATGAGAATGGAATCAAAATCATTTTCCTTTGTGAGCATGGTGAAGGGATTGAATGCCTGGAGGATGTCTTGTTTTGGAAAAATCCTCGCAGAATAAAGCGAAGAAAAGTTTGTGGTGTTTGGCGGACGATTGAAACAAATGCAACTACCGGAAGAACATTATACAACATTCTATCAACAATAAAGTCCAAGTATGGAGTGGAGTTTTTGTTCTGTGAGAAGTCTGAAACAGGCAAGATGATTGTGGAAATCCTTGGAGGCAATTATGAATCTTGAAGAAGTAAAAGAATCAAATTCGATTCGTGATATTGTAACAAGCTACGGATACAGAATCAATCGTGCTGGATTCATCAGCTGTCCGTTTCACTCAGGAGACAGAACACCTTCATGCAAGATATACAAGGATAGTTTTCATTGTCATGCATGCGGTGCCGATGGTGATGTCATTGCTTTTGTTGAGAAGATGGAAAACTGTTCATTCAAGGATGCATTCATCAAACTTGGTGGAACTTATGATCAGAAGACCGAGAGAGACAGAGCCGCATTTAAGGTCAATCTTGCAAATAAGAAAAAGACCAAAGAGAAAAAGATTGCGAATCTGAAGAAATCAATCCTCCAGATGTCGTTTGATATGACCAAACAAAGAACGATTATCAACTCAAGTGAACCATTCTCTGATGAGTGGTGCAAGGCTGTTGATGCGTTTGAAATGGACTATATAATGATGCAACAAAAATTTACAAAGTTATCGGAGGTATGACATGACAGTTGAAGAAATTAAGATGATTCAATCAGAGAAATCTGTTCTGTCAGAAGAGACCTTCAGCGAAGTTTTTGAAGAAGAGAATGAATTTACAAGGCAACAATTGATCGAGGCATTGAGGGAAAAAGCATCTGAATTGAAATGCAAAAAGAAATTCGATGAGTTGCTGAATGCATACAAGAGATTCAATCGGCAGATCGTCCGCCAGCAGAAACAGAATGAGCTGGCTGAAATGAAGCGAGGACCTAAAGACAACATGACAGAGTTTGATTATTTTGATGATGGTCATGAGTTGTGTTGCGGAGCATGGACTGCTGATAAGTTCGGAGTGATCGGTCATGACATCAGAGGCGATTACTTGGCATGCTATCATCCAATTTTGATTGCAAAAAGGCTCCTGAATGTTCAGACCGGAAAAGAGAAGGTCAGGATTGCATTTCAAAAAGGTCTTAGCGATTGGAAAGAAATCACTGTTGATAAAGGAATCATTGCTTCCTCAAGCAAGATTGTTCAGTTGGCTGATTTTGGAATTTCAGTCACTTCAGAATCAGCAAAATACCTCGTGAAATACTTTGCTGATATCGAGAATTTGAACATCGACAAGATTGATTTTGGATTCAGTACGAGCAAATTTGGATGGATAGAAGACAGATTCAGTCCATACGACAAAGAGATTGAATTCGATGCCGAGAAGAAATTCCCTGAAATCTGCAATGCACTTCAGCCAAAAGGAAAATACAGCGAATGGCTGAATCTTGTGAGAGAACTTCGCCAGAGTGATCGGTACGAAGTGAGACTTTATCTTGCTGGAGCGTTTGCAAGCATTTTGCTCAAGCCTTTGAATGTGCTTCCTTTTATCCTTAATCTTTGGGGAGAGACTGGAAAAGGAAAGACAGTCGCTCTCATGGTTGCCGCTTCTGTTTGGGCAGATCCATCAGAAAACAGATACATCACTGATCCAGTGAGTTCACAGGTCGCAATCGAGGTCAGAGAGAATCTGCTGAACAACATGCCAATCATGATTGATGACTTGTCCAAGACAAGAGACAAATATGCTGATGGTTTTACTGATTTGATTTATATGCTATGCGGAGGCAAAGGCAAGGACAGATCAAATGTTGACCTAGGATTGAATAATGGAACGAGCTGGCAGAATATATGCCTTACTAATATTGAACGTCCTCTTGCGGCTGATACGATGCGAGGAGGGGCAATCAACAGAATCCTTGATTTTGAAATGGAAGAAGGAAGCATCTTTGAAAACGGAAACAGAATCGTTTCGATTGTAAGCAAGAATTATGGCTTCGCTGGAGAAATCTTTGTTAGGACAATTCAGAACATGTATCTGGAGGACCTGAAGCAGATGCAACAGGATTTCCTGAAGCAGATCAATGACAGAGCTATGGAAATCGGACAGGAAAAGGAAGAGAAGCAGACAATTCCTCTTTCGGTCCTTCTTACGGCAGACAAGATTGCCACAGATGAGATTTTTGAGGATGGAAGATATCTTGACTTGAACATGTGCGTTGATTCACTCAAAGGAAAAGGCGAAGTCAGCGAAAATGAACGAGCTTATGATTTCATCATGTCCGATGTGGCAATCAATTACAACAGGTTTGCTCCTGATGAAGAAGGCAATTACAAAGGCGAGTGCTGGGGAAAGTTTCAGGATGATTATGTGATCATCATTTCCAATGCATTTGATAAGATCGCTGAGAGAGGAAACTTCAGCCGCAAGATGTTCTGTCAATGGGCAAAGAAAAGAGGTCTGCTCCAGCTTGATGCTGAAGGGAAGTCCACTAAATCATGCAGATTTGACTTTGGCAATCCAAGATGCATTTGGTTGAAAAAAATGGATGAACTTGATGGATTTCAGCCAGTAGATTTTGACCTACCATTTGAGTAGGTTGTATCACTGTATCACCTGTATCACCTAAAAATAGGGTATATATATTTACAAAAAAAATTTTTTACCCCTTTTTACCTAGGTAGAAAAAAAGTTGTTCGCGCGTGAGGGTATGGTCAAAAAATGTGATACAAGTGATACAAGTCCTTCAAACCTCGATAAATACTGGATTTTTGCGTGATACAAAAAGTGATACATAAGTGATACAAGGTGTTACAAAAAGGAGATATTGTATGACAGAACATGAAGAATTCATGATTATAAAAGATATTTATGTAAAATCTTATGAATTATTCAAAAAATATAATTCTGCTGTTCTGGATGATGATTCTTGGCAAGAGTTGATTGATGAAGCTGGAGACATTCAGAAGGAGTTCAAACAGCATGACGAAGGAATCGGAAAGTTGTGTCGTGAAATGATGACAGCTTATCTCTCATACAAAGAGAATAAAGAAAAACGGAGGAAAGCAAATGGTTAAAAGATACTTTGAAATAACAGAGAATTGCTACAAGAATCTTGTGAACATGAAGGACAAGCAAGACGCAGATAAGATCATGCTTGAAGAAGCTCCGGTTGAATATAGATGCGGATATGGAATCTATGGTGCAAGACCAGTGGAAAAGGAAGGCAAGTTCTATGTGGAGTATATCACTGGCTCCACATGTGATTAGGAGGTGTGATCATGGCAGAAGAAAAGAAGATATCAGAAATACTTCAGGACTTGGCTGATGATATATGCAACAACTATTGTAAATATCCTTTTGAGTATGATCCTGAAGAGCATGATGGTGTTGAGTTGTGTGACAGTGAAATCTGCCAAAACTGTCCGCTGGTTAAATTGGTGTAAGCCTATGAGCAAAGATTACGGAACGATGATCGGATGTAACAGCTCAATAACATGGGTTAAGAATCTGCAAGGTGTGAATGATTCCATCAAAGAGAGAGTGCTTGCAAGAATGGCTTATGAGTTTGACAAAGATATTCCGGTGAAGCCGAAGTTGCACAAGGGAATATATGGTTCCAAGTTTGATCATTATACTTGTGGGAATTGTGGTGCCAGCATTCAGGAAGCACACTGGCATTTCTGTCCTAACTGCGGATTCCGCATCGCAAAAACTGCGCTGGAGGAAAAGCAGAGAGAGGAATTCACTCAGCTGACGTTGGCGGAATTCATGGAGGTGTAAATATGGATGGTCAGATTTCAATTTTTGATTATCAGGATCAGCGCAAGAGTGAGATTGCAAAAAGGCTTCCAATTCCACCACTAGAAAAGAAATACAGAGAAGCTGAGGGATGGTGTGATGATTGGCATTATTGCGAATTAGAGGAACCGCCAGTTGATGATGTGTATTTCACAATCAGCACTTCCAAGGACAGTGAGTATTATTATTACCACTACAAAGCATGGGCAAGAGGTTGCTGGTGGCACTGGGATTCATGGAAAAAGGAATTTAGAAAAGACTATGAAAAGTTCTATGAGACAACTTTTGCATGGGTACGGATTCCATCTCTTTATTTGCAAGTAGACAAAGCATTGCATGTGATGCTGGGAATGAATGGAATTATAGGTGAATGATATGAACAAAAACATATATCTTATAGTTACAAATGATGAATATGAGCTTCCGGTTGCAGAGCGCATTGGAATCAGAGCATGTAGTGAATTTATAGGACTGACTGAAGGAACCATTGCAAGCAACATATCTAAAAATCACTGGGGCAAACGGAGCAAGTACAAAGTAATTCTGCTTGGTAGATATGAGAAAGAGTTTGATAAAAAGAAATATGATCAAGCATATTATCAGGAGTATATCAAGACTCATGACAGATCGGAGTATTTCAAGAAGAGATGGAGGGAGAAGCATGGATAAATATGAGCAATTATATGCCTCAAATAGCGACTTCAAAATGTATGTTGATAAATATGTCGGCAAGCACAATTTGACAGCCTATATAAGCGTTACAGAGGCTCTGAAGCATATCCTAGTAAAGAATTATGGAGATTTCATTCTCGGAAAGGAGAAAGCATGCTGATTGTAATTTTATTTTTGCTATTTATATCGTTGATCCTGATGGCAATCATGGGAGACATTGCAAAGACCAAGGACGAGCTGGAAGCACTCCATCAGGTCATGTGGAGATGGTATTTGCACAGTGACATCGAGGAAGATGAAGAAGAGGATGATATATAATGGCTTGCTTTTTACTGAACGATGCACTCTGTTGCGAGATTCCTTGCGCAGAGTGTGTCATGCAAAAAGAAGGAGATTTTGACGGCATGTTCTGGCGGAGAGAACTGAACAAACATGTATCAGAGTATTGCTGTCAGGTATGCCGGAGAGTTAAGAAGACGGACAGCATGAACAGCATAATCAAGGATGATTGCTATGATTGCGATTTGCCTGTTTAGGAAGGTGGTGCAGAATGACAAGAGAAGAACGAGATAAGGCTATAAGAATATTGCAATGGTTACACAATAACAATTTTTTATTTAGGTCAACAGAAGAAGATGTGAAGTTTGCAACAGAATACGCAATCGAAGCATTGGAGCAAGAGCCAAAGGAAGGGCATTGGAAAGTGGTAAGTGACGGATATGGAGATATCGCATATATCTGCGAGTGTTCTGAGTGTAAAGATACAGTATGGGTATATAAGGACGCAGACAGAAAATGGAATTTTTGCCCTAATTGCGGTGCAAAGATGGT